CCCAATAACCGCTGGCAATGTTGAGATATCGAACATCCAGTTATTCGACATCACCCAAATGTTCGGAAGCACCATAGCCGATTATATCTATAATTTAGAGATATCCACCGCAGGAGCAGGAGTAAGCCTTTTCAAGAGCCTTTTCCCGAAAGACTACTATGCTTATAATCCAGGCGAGTTGATGAGCGTTAAGACGAGTGCAAGAGAGACTGTGGGATTTAATCAGTGGGATGAAGAATGGGAATTAGGATCGATTGGTGGAACAGGAGCAAACGTAAACGCAACCGACAGAATCCGCTCAAAAAACTATATCCGAGTAATTCCGAACGCAACATACTATTATTCGATAAACTCGACATATGGTATTTTTGCATGGGGTTACGATTCAAACAAGAATTATGTTGGGCGAGTTCCGTCAAATGAGTATGCAGTATCAAATAACACAGTAACGATTCCGTCAGATGTGCAGTACATTCGAATTGTTGTTCAGCCGGGTTACGGAACCACCTACAACAACGACATCTGCATAAACATTTCCAAGACCACAGGCTCTCCTAAAAACGGCGATTATGTACCATATGAAAAGCATACCTACCCACTCTCCAACATCGAACTCCGAGGCATCCCAAAATTAGTAAATAATAAGCTTACATATGATGGAGACATTTACAAGAGTGATGGGAGCGTGGAGAGACGATTTACGATAGTGGATTTGGGAACGCTGAGTTGGGGGTTCTCGCGGACGGCAATGGGTGAAAATGTATATTATTCAGGCTCGTTGCAGAATCTAATAGCAAAGGTCGCAAGTCATAACGATAAGCCGAATGTTATATGTAGCAAATATCCTGCTTTTGCATGGAATAGCAGAGGGTCGGTGACGAGCGGTATATCCGGACTCACAACCGGACAAATCGATATCATAGACAGCAATTATCAAAGTGCAGATGTATTGCAACAATTCAAGGCATCTCTTAGTGGTGTATACCTCGTCTACGAACTCGCCACCCCCACCACCGAAACAACAACACCATATACAGAGACACAAATCTGCTCCCCATATGGAACGGAAGAATTTATCGATGATAGGGATGTTCAGATTCCGGTCGGACATAAGACAAAGTATGCACAGATTGAGCCTATAAACATTGAGATCACTAATTCTGGCAATGTTCCATCAATGCCGACCTACAGAATCGAAGGATCTGGATCTATTGATGTCAATATCGATGGATTACATGCAGTCACTGTTGACATGTCAAATATCAATGCCATCACGATCAACTCTGAGGAGATGAACGCATATAATGACACTGGAGGTTTTGCGAATAGGTCTGTGACTGGATCTTATGAAAATCTTTCGCTGCCAGTGGGAAATAATACTCTTGAGATTTATGGAGATGGAGTCATCGATCTGTTAGTGACAAACTATGAGAGGTGGTTATAATGATTAAGTTATTTGGTCAGACTGACCATCTTTTTTCAAGCAATGGCGATATCGTTCTAAATCCTAAAAGAGCCAAAGTCCGGAAAGAGGACAATGGCTCTTTTTATTTAGATTTAGACAATGATCTGACCTATGTAAACGAACTGACAGAGGGCAGGATCATAGTTGCACCGACTCCTCAGGGAGATCAGGCATTCCGGATAAGCAATCCGCAAAAGACCAAGAGTGGAATCTCAACAAGGGCATATCATGTCTTTTATGACTCATTGAATCTTCTGATTGAGGACTCTTATGTGGATCAGCATGACTGCAATTATGCTTTGGATCACTTAAATGCTGCGACATCTGATCCGTCTCCCTTCACCACCATATCAGACATCACAACTGTTGACTCTTATCGATGTGTCAGAACATCTCTGCATGATGCAGTCATGACTGTCATTGACAGATGGGGAGGACATCTTGTCAGAGATAACTTTTCCATTGGTGTCATGTATCAGATCGGAACTGATAATGGTGTCACTGTGCGATATCGAAAGAATCTCAAAGAGATCACTTGTGATGAGAACTGGGATCAGGTCGTGACAAAGCTTCTTCCGGTCGGTAAAGATGGGATCATGCTAAACTCCCTTGATAAAACCGCAGAGAAGTATCTTTATTCATCCACTCAATATGATCTTCCATACACTAAAACTGTCTCTTTCACTCAGGATAGTATCGTTCAAGAGGATTATGCCGATGAAACATCCTATCAGCAAGCTTTGATCGATGATCTAAGGCAACAGGGACAAGCCTATGTGGATGCGAACTGTGTTCCGCAAGTAAATTATACTCTGAGAGCCAATTTGGAGAAGGTCACAGACATCGGTGACACTGTAGAAGTCATAGATGAGAGATTAGGCATCAATCTGATGACCAATGTCATTGCATACGAGTATGACTGCATTCTTGGAAAGTATACAGAGGTTGAATTTGGCAATTTCAAGCAAACCTTATCCGGATTGGTCGGAAATATCCAGACAACGACCGAGAAACTTGTTGAAGAGAAGACCGATGCAGTCAGAGTTGTATTGGATGAGAACTTGAAGACTGCAACAGACAGAATCAGGAGTGTCTTGGGTGGCTCTAATGTCATTTATGAAGGAGATAAGATCCTGATCGTTGATTCTCTTCCGAAAGAGACTGCTCAGTATGTCATCATGCTTAATAGTGCAGGAATCGGATTCTCCAACACTGGCATCGATGGCACATTTAATAGTGCATGGACGATAGATGGCACTCTGGACATGCAGCAGATCAATGTGATCAATCTGACTGCCAATCTGATCAAGGGTGGAACACTCAAATTAGGATCTAATCTTAATGAGGATGGCATTCTTGAAGTCTATGACTCCCAGAACAACCTCATCGGTGTTCTCGATAAGGATGGATTAAGGATGTATGGCATCGATGGATCTTATGTCCTTATGAATAGTGATGTCGGATTTGCAGGATTCGACCGGAATGGAACTAAGATCTATTGGGTAAGCCAGGATGAGTTCCACATGCGGAAGAGTGTTGTCGAGGAAGAGATCACTCTGTGCAACAAGATGAGATTTATCCCTATCACCATCTATGACGATAATCAAAACATAGTAAATGACGGAATCGGATTGGTCTCTGTCGCATCGTAAGGAGGAAACATGGCTATATCAAAAACTTTGACCTTGTCGAGTGGAGTCAGTTATGCTCCTTATGGAGAGTTGATCGTCACAGAGACTGCGACCTCCATTCCGAACAACACATCGACACTGTCCATCAAGCTTGTCCTGCATAGACCATATGCGATCCAGTCAACTGCTCCGAAAACCGCATCTGCCACCATCAACGGAACGACTCACTCATGGTCTGGAACTATCGGAGGATCTGGTGATCTGACTCTCATAAATAAGACTCAGACTGTCACTCACGACTCTGATGGAACTAAGGAAGACATGTCTATCTCTGCTAAGATCCAGTTGGATGTCAACTGGGGTGGCACTCAGATAGGCACCATCTCAAATTCCGGGACAATGGATCTGAGCAATATTCCGAGGTATGCAACAGTCACACAGACTTTAGCCTCAAAAACAGAGACCTCGATCACCATGAACTGGTCATCTGATTCCATCATTGATTATATCTGGTATTCCACTAATGACGGATCTTCTTGGACTGGCATCAATGTTACAGATGGAAAGAGTGGATCATACACGATCACTGGTCTTTCTGCGAATACTCTATACAAAATCAAGACGAGTGTCAGGAGGAAAGATTCTCAGCTTTCGACCAATTCAACGAAACTGGAAGTCACCACCTATGCATATCCTTATGCAAGCAGTATGCCTGATATCGTTATAGGCAATTCTGCGACCATCAGTGTTTATAATCCTCTTAAAAGATCATACACTTTGACCATCATTGCTGCGGATAATCAAGAGGTTACAACCGCATCCTCCTACACCGGAACATCTGTATCGGGATTCAAGTCTTCTGAATATCTGGCTCTCTTTTATAACTCGATTCCTAATTCTAAAAACGGAACGTATAAGGTCAGAATCAATTATGGCAGTCATAAAGAGACAAGGACTGGAGGAAAATATTCTGTCAATGAGTCAGAATGCACTCCAACGATCACTGCTTTATCATATGCGGATATCAATCCGGTCAGTACCGCAGTCACACAGGATGATTCTCTGATCGTGCAGAATATAAGCAGTGCAAGGTTCTTAGCGGAAGGACTTTCCGCAAAGCATTCTGCAACTCTTTCTTCCGTGAGCGTTTCTGTAAACAATACGACTCACACCATGAGCATCACTCCATCCGGTGATTCTGCGGTCTCTCAAGGTTTTGAGATCAACTCTGGATCAAACGTTATAGCAACAGTTACAGTTACTGATTCCAGAGGCATCAAGGCAACGAAAACAGTCACAGTCAAGATGGCTGAGTGGAGGATTCCATCTGCGATCATCACGATGGAACGACACAACAACTATTATTCAGAGACTGACATCACCATAGATGCAGATTGGTCTTTTGTCGATGGGAAAAACTCTGTAACCATTCAATACCAGTACAAGAAGGTTGAAGACACAGAGTGGTCTGCTTTAGTCACTGCGGAAGACAACGTTACATCTACATTCACTGCGGATAACTTGTTTGAGTGGAATGTCCGTGTTATTGTGACAGATCGCTTTGGCGGTACTGCCACATATAACAAAACTCTTCAGATCGGTATGCCGATTGCGTTCTTTGACCGAGCCAAGGAAAGTGTCGGAATCAACCAGTTTCCTCAAAATGAGAAGACTCTGGAGTCTTCCGGAGACATCTATGAAGGTGGGGAAACATTGTTCAATAAATACTCCACAAGGTTGCTGATGTCAAATGGAAATGGAGATTTTGAAGACAATACATTAGTCTCATCCGGAACATGGACGACCGCAGGAAGCATCACTGTTCCGGCAGGGCCTGTGTTGGTTTTGTGCTATGCTTCATTCCAGAGCAACGCAACTGGACACAGAATGCTTCTAATGGCAGAAAGTTCAACAAGTACTTCAAGAGCATTCTTGGTGGCTCATGATTATCGAATGGCATACAATGGAAACATCACTGGTTTACACTGTATGTTTACCGCAAACAATTCTGTCCAAAGAACCTACTATGGCAGAGTTTATCAGGATAGTGGATCGGATCTGAGATGTACAGTCAGATATTCGATAATAAAGCTTAACTCAGATTAAGGAGGAAGATCATGTTTCAGTTTTACACTGTCGAGATGCAAAGGACACATGAAGGTGAGTTATCGCATGATGTCAAATGGTACTGGGATGAGGACGAAGAGAAAGCAAAATTAAAAGCGGAATCCGGTTATCACGAAATCATGAGTCGTGCAGCCATCAGCGATACTGCAATGCATTCTGTGATTATGTTCAGTGAGAAAGGAATGCTTATTGCAAATGGATATTACACTCATGCTGCGGAGGAGGCGAAAGAATGAGCGGAATCACACTTGGTCAGATCGGCATAGCTATCACTTTTCTTGTCGGTCTGATCTCTGGCATCAGTTATCTTCACACACATCTCAAGATCTGGATTTCTCAAGCACTCAAGGATCAGTTGGACTCGATAAATGGTCGAATCAATGATCTATCCTCCCAGATTGATGAGGTGGACATGGAATCAACCAAGAATTATTTGGTCACATTCTTGAGTGCATTGGAGAAGGATCAAACCATTGACGATCTGGAAGTGGAGCGATTCTGGGAGCAATATCAGCATTACAGAAAAAAGGGAGGAAACTCCTACATTGAGCGAAAGGTCGAACTCTTAAAGAGTGAGGGCAGAATCTAACGCAGATTCAACACAGATTCTGCGTTGAAAGGCAGGAGAGATCCTGCCTCTTTTCTTTTGTCCAATGGTACGGATAAAACCGTATAAAATAGACAAAAGAACGAGGAAATCTTTGGTTATTCTGCTAATTGTAAATGTACGGATATAAGCGTATAATAGAATCATCAAAAGACAAGGAGATCACAACAATGAAAAATCAGTTTGGACTTGAAGCTTGCATGGAATCCGTAAAATTCGACATCGAATTTCTTCACAAAAACCCATTTGAACTGCTTGGTCGGTGGATGGTTCGTGCAGAACAGGACATCTTCTTCAACAAAAACATGATCACTGCTCTGAAGCAGTACATCGCAGAACACAATCTGGAGTGGGACGACTGAGAGCAACCTAAACCGAGCGGAGGCGGTCAATCCTCCGCACCAAATCAAACATCAGGAGGACATAGAAATGAAATTTTACTACAACGGAAAACTTGTTCGGACAAGCACTCACAATTATACTCATGCGGTCATCAACACTAAGAATGGCAATGTGGTAGGATGCAGGACATCAGAAGATGCAGCGCAAAAGGTTATCTCCTCTGAGATTAGCCAGTACAGAACAGGCATCCAGAACGAAATGAGCCTGATGAGGGCATTGGAACAGGGGAAGAAATCCTATCTGGTGAAGGTCGGTCACAGATCTTTCATGGAGCGTGTCACCGAGTCAAATTCTATTCAGCGTTGTCAGGAATGGATCGAGAGCAATGAGAGACAGATCGAGTACATCCGGAAGAACTGGAAGGTTGTAGAACTTGAAGTCAGATGAAAAGGAGTCTGGGCGAGTCGGACATAAACGAGCAGAAAGGACAGAAAAATGGCAACATTGATCAAGATCGACAAGAATGGAAGCAAGCATTTCGAAGGGACGATCAAGTGTGACAGATGTGGTGGACAAGGTGGTGCTGATGCCTGGAAGGAAACAGGATGGACTTGTTACAAGTGTGGTGGAACTGGTTATGTCTATGCTAAATGGATTGAGAGGACTCCAGAATATCAATCAAAGCTTGATGCAAGGAGAAAGGCAAGACTGGAAAAGAAGCTTGCAGAACAGGAAGCGGAACAAGCCGAACAGGAGCGGATCAGAAAAGAAGCAGAGGAAGCGAGAATCGCAGAGGAGGCAAGGATCAAGGCTCTCAAGGCAGCCAGTCAGTATGTCGGACAAGTCGGTGAAAAGATCACAGTCAAAGCTACATTCGATCACAGTGCATGGTTTGAGACTCATGTTGGATGGATGACTAACACGATGTACATCCACACATTCAAGGATGCGGATGGCAATGTGATCATCTGGAAGACCTCCAAAGGTCTTGGAATGATGAATTTGCAGGATGGTGACACAGTTGAGATTACTGGCACAGTTAAAGAGCATTCCGAGTATAAGGACGAGAAACAAACTGCACTGATCAGATGCAAGATCACAAAGGCATGATAATAAGTCTGGGCGAATCGGACACAAACGAGCAAAGCTTGACATCGGTGATATAATCAAGCCAAAGACGATAGAAAGGATCAGAGAGATGAATAACAAGTATGAGGTTTTCTGGGTTGCAGGAGAAAGAGATGGAGAGATCCTTGCAGCATTCGAGAAGAGATCAGATGCGGTCGCTTTTGCTTATAAGTTTTCTGAAGAGCATGAAGATGAGTTTGATCCGACATGTGGTGGAGTTGGGATCACTGATCCGGATGGCGATGTCCTGATGAACTGGTAAGGAGATGGACATGACTAATCTAAAGAGAATCAGAGAATCGAGAGGACTGACACAGTCTCAGCTTGCTAAACTGGCAGATATAGATGTCAGAGCAGTCCAAGACTATGAGCAAGGTAAAAGTGACATCAATCGAGCATCGATCATCCGTGTTTATCAACTGGCAAAGGTTCTGAAATGCAAGATGGAAGATCTGATGGAATTATAACCACCTAACAATGGTGGTTATTTTTCGATT